CTGGTGTTGGCTCAGGTGTAGGTTCTGGTGTTGGCTCTGGTTCTGGTGTTGGATCAGGAGTTGGCTCTGGTTCAGGAGTGGGTTCTGGTTCTGGTGTTGGATCAGGTGTAGGTTCTGGTTCAGGAGTGGGTTCTGGTTCTGGTGTTGGCTCTGGTTCTGGTTCAGGAGTGGGTTCTGGTTCTGGTGTTGGCTCTGGTTCTGGTTCTGGAGTAGGTTCTGGTTCTGGAGTTGGAGTTGGTGCTACTTCATCAACAGATGGTGCATCTGGATTGTTTGGAGCAACAGGTGTAAATGCTTGACCGTTCTGTGTTGTAGTTCCAGGCTGACTATCAACTAAGAGAACTGGTGATAATGCAGTGTCTCCGAGGTTGAATACTGCAAATCCTAAGAGATAATCACCATCAGCACCTACTTGATATGTTGAATACTGCCATCCAGTAGAACCATAAGTTCCAGTTGAATAATCACCAGTTCCTGGATTGGTAAATCCAAGCAGTGCATAGTTTTGAAGTTGATTATTAACTGTTACTGTTGGAGATGAACCTGTTCCCTGATAGACAAGTGATGTAATAGAACCATCATTGAAAGGAACATAATCAGTTCCAATGTAGTTCCAAGACATTGTATAAACTGTTCCAGTCTGTAAAGTCACAGACTTTGTAATCCAAGCAGCATCAGTTGGATTTGGATTTCCTAAACCAGATTGTTGCTGTTGTTGAGTGAGAAGGTCTTTAATTGCTTGATTTTCTGCTGCAGTTAATCCAAGTGCTTCTGTTGCTTGGTTAAATGTTGCTTGACCATTTGGTTGTAGTGCAGCACCAGCATCCCCATAAGGAGCAAACTCCCAAGTTGTTGGTGTTACTGCGGGTGCATGATATGGATTAGGAGAACCATCTTGTAGAGTTGGACTTCCTACTGATCCGTGAGAAGGTGCATTAAAGATTACTGGATTATCGACAACACTAACACCTGTTCCCTGTCCTGTGATTGTGCTGTCTAATGTTCCCGTTTGAGTTCCAGTATTCCATCCTGAGGTATTTCCAGACTCAAAATCTGTGCCAGAAATTGTATCTGCGAATGCCGTTGGTGCTCCCATTAAAAGAGCAGACGCTACAGCAAGCGCCCTTTTAGCGTAAGACATAAAAAGTCCTCTATGACTCAGTGTGTACTAAACGAAACAAACCGAAGTGTGTTTAAAAGTAAAGTATTCACCAAGTCTCAGAGGACTCGGAGTATGTAGATTCAGACCAGTTAAGATCAAGAATCAGTTATGATTGTAACTATTTATCCTTTTTTCCAGGCTTCACCTTCTGCCTTTCTTCTACGAGCAAGACCTGCTTCTACATTAGATCCAGGATTGCGGTAGAGATAAAGAGCATCAGGAACTAAGTCCCACTCCTTATTCTTCAGGCGTTTAGTAATAGTATTAAAGTTATCGCCGCCGTAGAAACCAGCGCCGAGATTATAAGCAAAGCTGAGCAGAGCGCCTCTTTTTCCATCTGACATTTCATTCCAATGTGGGACTTTGCGAAGTGCAGGAAGAAATTCATTCTTGCACTGCTCGATGAGAAGTGCATCTGCTTCTGCTTGGGTGAGAGTATCACCTAGTTTAAAATGAGAACCATCCTTCTTACGGGTAGAACCCCAACCGATTGTGATTGGAAGTCCTCCAGTAAGAGGATCTGGATATGCATTTAAATGGCATCCTTCAAACTCTTTGATTAATTTAAGTCCCATCATAGGAACATCATCACCACCTGTTACAGGAGCTGCAGCAGCGGGTGCGGATGCTGGTGCAGCACTAGTCTTTTTTCCTCTATAGATCTCCGCCCAATCAATATTATCTTCTAGATATTTGACTGGGAGGTTATCTTCTAACCATTGAATTGCTTTAACGTGATTGGGGTTCTTCTCGTCATAGAACTTGAAGAAGTTGTGTAAATCGATACGTGCCATTGTTTGTTCTCCTATCAGTCGAAAATTCTTCCCCAACCATCGTTGCCACCTGGGCACCAGCGATGCTTGAGAACTGCTTTAGTGTAAATGGTCTTCTTACCATTCGTTACTGGACCAGTATAGTTATCGTTGAGAGAACCATATGGATCATTAACATAATATCCTTTGCCATCTGGGGTCTTACCAATTACAACACACATGTGCCCACCAGTAGGTGCAGAAAGAGAACCCCTATGGAGTATGCCAATAACAACGGGCTTCCCAGCGTCCAGACTTTTATCGATATCAGCAAAAGATAGATTGTAACTAAAGTGTGACTTAATACCATAACCTGCCAGAACTTTCGTCTGTACGGCATGGTCAGTAGTATCGCCAATCGCAAATACTTTCTTGACATACTCATCGTCGCCTTTAATGCTACCTGGCTTGAGGAAAGCAAGGCACATAGCGCACGATGAACTATTACAAGTTCTATGTGCATCTCTGTAGTTATCTACCTGATTGAAATAAGGAACTGCAAGAACTGCTGGAGTTGGTGGTTTAGTTCTAAAAATTCCAATCCAATCGGTTTCAGAATCGTCAAGAAACTGAGCAGGAAGGTTATCCTCTAACCATTGAACTGCTGCAACATGGTTTGCATTACTATCATCATAAAACTTAAAAAAGTTATGAAGATCTAATGTCATGGATTATCTCTATAAACACTGAAGATATTTATAAAAAAAGCGCCTCTTTGGGCGCTTTGATTATCTTTAAGCAGAAATAGTTTCTCGAACTGTAGATTTTACATATTCAAGAACACCTTCTGGAGTAGTCGCTTCGTAAGGGTCGGTGTCCGCATTGTCTCGCATCCCATCCTCAACGAATAGTTTTTCGATGACTCCGTTATCCACGACCGCAGCATAACGCCAAGAGCGATCCCCGAAACCAAGGTTGGACTTATTGACAAGCATTCCCATAGAACGTGTGAAGTAAGCATTACCATCTGGAATGAGTTTGACTTTCTCAATGTTCTGGTCCTGTGCCCAGGCATTCATGACAAACCCATCATTAACAGAAATACAATAAATTTCATCAATTCCAAGTGATTTAAATTCATCACACTTTTCTTCAAATCCAGGAAGTTGATAAGCACTACATGTAGGAGTGAATGCGCCAGGAAGAGAAAAAATTACAACTCGCTTATTATCAAACAGTTCGGAAGAAGAACGAGTTACAAATTCTCCATTTTCACGAAATACAAAACCTACTTGAGGGATAATATATTTTTCCTTACGCATTTTAACCTCCATAGATTGCCCTTTTCCTAAAATATTAAAAATATTGATCATATCAGAATACGCCAGGGATAATCTGACCAGTAGCAAGATAAGAACCAACAGCAGCAACGAAACCAATCATTGCAAACCAACCATTAATACGTTCTGCCTTTTCAGTAAAAATTTTGTTCATTTGTTTTCTCCTAATTAATTTACTTTAGAGTAGATAGAAGTTTCACCATAATCACGGTGAATTTTGTAACCAACAACTGCGCCCTTAGTATTCATAAGTGCAGGCATAAAGACAATTGTAAAAAATACTGCAGGTGCTCCAATAATGAGAGCAGCAACGATTACATAGTAAGTCAGCAGTTCAACTAGAGAGTGTTCCATTGTAAGGGTGTTGTTGTTTGAGTTCAGGATTTGGTTGTGAAGGAACAACTGGGTTCCTTGATTTGTTTTTGATAACGATGAAAGCATCGTTTTGGTAGGATACTGATCCAAATGGTTTTGCCCATTTTGGATTTGCATTTGGGCTAGTGGCAGTTCCTGTTACTGCCACTCCACCAATTTCAACAGAGATTTCATCCTCACCAGTCCATTTTAATTCTTGAAGAGCAATAGAAAGTTTTCCCAACCAATCAGCACTTCTCATAACACGCTCCTCTGGTTCAAGGTTACCAATCACAGGTTTTCTTCCTGTTCGGTCAGAATCACACAGTCGCTGGTAGGATAAGCAACGCAGGTAAGCACCCATCCATCAGCAAGTTGATCATCATCAAGAAATGATTGTTCTTCATTATCTACGGTGCCAGAGATTAGTTTTCCTGCACAAGCGGAACAAGCACCAGCACGGCAACTAGAGGGAAGATCTACACCCGCTTCTTCAGCAGCTTCAAGAATGTATTGATCTTCAGGACATTTGATAGTAGTTTCGGATCCATCGGGAGAACGAAGAGTGACATTAAAAGTGGCCATTAATAAGTCTCGCAAATTTTTTCAACAGATGCTGCCAACAAAACGAAGAAGGCAACTGAGGTCATTGTAAAGATTATTGAAGTCATTGTCAATCAATTGTCAGAAGATTCCGAAGAAGAAGTTGCCAGTGCTAAGATAAGAAATGATCCCAGCAACAAAACCGACCATTGCCCAGCGTCCATTCATTTTCTCCGCTTTTTCTGCATAGGGTTCAATACCATAACGCTCAAGATCTTCCTTAGTCATATACATCGAAGGTTCTTTGGCAAACATATTCATCTGCCCAAACTCATTTTTCGTTACCGTCATTATCTTTATTAAGATTTACAACAGAATTATATAGGAAATCTAAAGAAAAAACAAGGGGGGAAACCCACCCTTGTTAGAGAATGCTGACTTTAATGAGTATAAATGCTTACATTATTGACCGATACGACCAACCGCAAGACGTGCTTTATTGAGAATACTTCCCGAAAGGGGAACATATCCAAGATCATCAGCAATCGATTGTGCCTTAGTGCTTAGAGCATAGTTGATAGCAGCGCGGATATCATCTGCCTTTGCGCCATTACCTTTCTTATATGCAAGGATCCAAGTCAGAGTAGAAATTGGATATGCATTTACACCAGAAGGATTGGGGTTCTCTCCAGCAAGATTAGCATCTAGAGTAATACCATTCAGAGCAGCGGAACCAGTTGCAGCAGAAGGTCCGACGAACTTACCTGCCTTATTTTGAAGAACTGCTGCTTGGAGTTTGTTAGCACGAACAAATCCAGTATTCACATAACCAATCGCACCAGTAGTGTTCTTGATGGTTCCAGCAACACCTTCGTTACCTTTTGAACCAACACCAGTAGGCCACTTAACTGCCTTACCAACGCCAGGTTTCCAACCACCAAAAGCATCCAGAGAATTAGTAAAAGCATAGGTGGTTCCAGAACCATCAGAACGATATACTACATTAATAGGACCAGCGGAACAACCAAGTGCTTTCCAATCCTTAATGCGTCCAGAGAAGACATCAACAGTCTGCTTCTGGGTCAGTTTCAGTTTGCATCCAGGCTTATTATAAGCAACAGCAATCGTTCCACCAACCATTGGAATTTGAACGACGCCACGCTTCACCTTTGCTGCTTCTGCTGGTTTGATTGGTTCATCGCTTGCTCCGAAGTCAACTGTACCCGCAATAAATTGACGAACACCAGCGCCAGAACCAACGGACTGATAATTAACCCTACTCCCAGAAGTTCGTGCATAATCTTGGAACCAGCGTTGATAAATTGGTGCAGGGAAGGTGGCACCAGCACCATTCAGAGCAGGTCCAGCAAGAGCGGCAGCAGGAGCGGCAACCAGACCAACAGCAATAAAATTTTTGAGTTTCATAAAAGAGTTTAGAAGTGAATTAACTTCGTAAGTAATGATACTGGAAGGAAACCTTAAAGTCCACTAAGGTTTGGTTAAGGTTTCCATTACCTAACAAAAAAACCACCCCTTTCTGGGGTGGTTCCACTCAAGTTATGAGTGAGTTATCAGAAACGGAAAGTGGTCTGGATTACACCACCCCAGTTAGAGGAGTTATCAGCAAGGCGCTGATTGTCGCTTCCATAGATGATAGCAGGAGTGATGCTGATGTTATCAGACACTTGATACTTGTAGAAAACTTCAAGCATCGTTGCTTTTTCGAGATCTTGACCAGTAGGTGCTTGACCAACAGCAACACCAGCAGAGTTACCACCAACAAACACATCTTCCCACTGAAGAGCTGCCATCCAAGACTGACTATCGGTAGCAGAACTAGGAGTTCCACTTACAGTATTCCAACCATAACCTGCAGAAACAGAGGGAACAATACCAGACTTAGAAGGTTGCCAGTATGCATTCAGAGCATAACCGTTAGAGGTTTGACCAGGAACCAGAGTTCCAGAAGAACCATCAAGACCGTTGTAAGTGCGAACACGAGTGCCTTCAGTGCCGTAACGATAACCAAATGCAGCACCCCAATTAGTACCACGATAACCGATTTGTGCGAGAGTGTTTAGAGCACCAGTCTCATCAAACTCACCACGGGTGCTATCTTGACCTGCTTGTGCAACATAGTTTACACCAGCAACAAGACCTTTCTTACCATACTGGACGCCGAAACCAGCACCAGTTGCCTTGTTATAGACACCAGGAGTGCCAGCAACAGCAAAGAAATCGAGAATACCCGACTTGTATGCAGTAGGCATCCAGGCAATCTCGGTGTTACGAACCACAGCACCAGCAGTCAAAGTTGCTTTGTTATTAAAAGTAGGGAACTGATAATACAAACGGTCGATAACTACGTTGTTACCAACTTCACTGGAGGTGTTGTCTGCTTTATCCAGTTTGAACAGAGAAGAGCTGGAACCAAAAGGATCACTGCTAAAATTAGCAGAACGCAGACGAGTCTTGAGCAGATCCTTACCAGTGAATGAAGTATCCAGGTTCAGGCGAAGATCGTAGTTGAATGCAGTGCGAGTGCTATCGCCACCTTTGGTATCATAACCAGGAACACCACCGAGAACAAAGTTTGCTTCACCACGCAGTTTGGTAGTGGTGGAGAATTGAGTTGCCTCAAGTTGCCCAACTTGTGCTTCCAGTTTAGCAACAGAACCCTGGATAACAGTAAGTTCATTGCGGAACTCATCAGCAAGACGCTTGAGTTCATCAGTATTTTCAGTTACACGATCCAGGCAAGCATTCAAGAGAGCAGCTGCCTCATAACGAGTCATTGCACGACCACCACCATAGGTGCCATTTGCATAACCAGCAACGCAACCATAACGCTCTACAAGGTTGCTGAGTGCCTGATATGCCCAGTCAGTAGGTTGCACATCAGAAAGTTGCGAAACGCTTGTAACTTGGTCAGAGGAATATTGATTGACTGCTGCCATATTAAGGTCTGCCGCATTCGCAGCAACAGGAGCAACCATTCCCAGAGCAACAGGTGCAAGCATCAGTTGTTTGAGTTTCATAAATTTTGTTTCTTTTATAGAATATGAAAAAAACCTTAAGTTTCCTCAAGGTCTTAGTATTATATGATCAAGTTCAATAATCTGTCAAGGTTTTAGGAAGAAGGTTCCGTAATTCTACCCAAATATGGATCATAATTGGTCATATGCTCCAATGAAAGTTCAGATCCCCTTTGCTGCCAGAAATTAAGAATACCATCATGACTATTTCTATGGAATACGTCAATATGATCTGGATGAATCGTAGATCCCAATTCAATCTTATAAAGCAATATAGGAGTTGCGTATGTTACACCAGAATTATAAATTAAATCGTCCGCAACTGGACGAGGTTTAACTCCATTATCAAGTTTATACTTATCTCCACGAACGTGGGATTTAATTAATTTTTCTGCATGGTGCCTTGTTATTACATAACACGCTGTAGAAAAATCATTAACAAATCTATTATGAATTGGAACAACAATATCTCCAGTGCAAATAATTGCAAGTTGAATTACATCCCAAGCATAAGGAGCTCTAGAAATAAAGTCTTCCCAAGTAAAGTTCCAATACTTAGCAATATCTAAATTACAATCATCTTCCATGATAATTGCATAAGGACTATCAGAAGTTTCATACCAATGCTTAATTGCTTTTAAATGAGATGTTACACATCCAACTTCCCCAGAAGTAACCATATCAGGATACTTCCCTTTGATAATATCACTCAAATCATCTTCTCTTCCATCATAAGCAGAGATTCTTGTGTAATCCTCAATTTGCCAATATTCAAATTGCTTTTCCATATACAACTTTCTTTCTGGTTGCCCATCTAGATTCAAGTAGTATATTGGACCAAAATTTTTCAATTTGTATGCTGATTTATTTTTGTCCATCAATCCAATCCTTTAAATTTACTTTTGGTTCCCATCCAAATACTTTTTTAATTTTAGAATTATCTGCAAGAGTAATTCTAGTTTCTCCAATTCTGGGAGAAATATTTTTTACATTATCAGAGATAAATGCAGCAACTTCATTGATTGAATAATTCTTTCCCGTTCCTACATTATAAACTTGCCCATAATGTTGATCTTCTGTATTTGAAATTGCAGCCATAATATTGGCATTTACAATATCATTTACGTGAGTAAAATCACGTCTTTGTTCTCCATCACCAACGATAGTTAGTGCTTCATAATTTTTCATTTGCCTTAGAAAAATTCCTACCACTGGAGCATATTGCCCCCTAAGAGGTTGGCGTTCTCCATAAACATTAAAATATCTAAAGATAATAGTTTTCAATCCATACAAATCATTATACATTTTACAAAGTTTTTCTCCATTAACCTTAGAAACAGAATATGGATTTAAACAATCATCTGGTTGAGTTTCTACATTTGGAAAAGAATTCATTCCATATGCAGAAGAAGTGGAAGAATACAAAACTTTTTTAATATTAGATTCCCTTGAACATTGCAATACAGTTGCAGTTCCAACAGAATTGATACTTACTGCTTCAATAGGATTTAAAATTGCAGGTTGAATACGAGCTTCTGCGGCAAGATGGAATACATAATCCACTCCATCATAAAGTGGGCGTGTATTTTTATAGTCGCGGATATCATACTTATAGTTTTGTGCTTTATCATTCCAATAAAACTGATCATGAGCTTCCGAGAATTCATTGTCAATAACAATGACTTCATGACCAATATCAATCAATTTATCTACAAGATTTGATCCAATAAATCCTGCTCCTCCAGTTACCAAACTTTTCATAGAGTATTATTCCTAATAGATTCAATCCACCAACTAACTTTAAGTTTATCCATATTAAAAGTTTTATCAGAAAATTCTTCAAGTTTGTTATTCAAAAACTTTTCATTTACTTCTTTAAATGATTCAACTATAACCACAGGAAGATCCGATAAACATTTACAATAAATGTTATTCTCAACAATTGGAATTATACCATGATACATGGATTCCCACAAACGATGGGTATCGATACCATTTCCTCTTGGGCATAGAATAAATTTATGATTATCTAATTGTACTTTATATTCTTCCAATGACAGATTTGGTTGATCAACAGAGCACCAATCATTAGTCTCAAAATAATCATAGACCCACTTTCTATCTTTTGGATAAGTTTCAACTCTATGATTTACATAAAGAAGTTTTTCTGGATTACCTTCTCTTGTTAAATTATCAATTTTTAAAGTTATTGGACAATAATCATTAGCAAGTCCAATTGGAATTGGAATCAAATCTGAGTGATTATAATCCGCATTTTGTGCATACCATTTAGAAATACATTTTGGTTTATTAGAGAATAATTTTTCATCTACTGCATAATCACCTTCATGTGTTATGAGTTTAATATCTTTGATTTCATCTTCATCTCCAAGAGTATCAAAGAGTAAAGGGACTAGATCAATTTTACAAAAAAGAATGTTTTCATCATCCAATTCAAAGTTTTCATTTATATAAGTTTTATGAGTTCCATTTTCGGGAACGGTTTCAGAGAAAACAACATCAGATTGTCTAGCAAAATTAAAACCACTCAAAAAATCATTCATCTTATTCTTTCTCCTGTTTTTTCTCCACTATAAAGTGGTTCGTCATTTTCATTATATCCCTGACCAATAAAATTCATTTTATCTCTAGTTTCCATCATCCAATCTACTTCTAGAAATCCATGAATCATAGAATCTTTTTCAGCATCTTTCCATACAACATCTTTTAAGAAAATTTGATCCGAGGTATAAAAATGATACTTTGCATAATTTTCCATTGTGGAAAGAATACTATCCTCCATCTTACCTTTCATTCCCCACATACCAGCAAGCATTGGCCAATCATAATGTGGGTAATGATCTCTGATAATAGAAAACTTTTTGTCGCTCTCTATCCACTCATTTACGCATCTAACTTCCCTTTCAGAAATTCTAGAGTCACTGTCTCTAGATAACACAATATCATCATCACTTTGAAACATAGAGTAAAATCTCCAAAATGCCCCAAATATAGATTCATCTTCAACTTGTGCCAATTCAACATTGGACAATTTCAACATATCTTCAACGTAATGTGTTGGAACTGTCCCATCAACAAAGATCCTACAAATCCAATCGGGAAATAATTCTTGTGCTATTTGAGCATTTTTAATTGCTCCAATAGAATAAGATGGATTATTTCCCCAAACGCTAATTGATATAATCTTTGCCATTATTGAAAATACCCAGCCAGTTTTTCTCTGTCGTATTTGCTGCCTTTAATAAGGGCAAATGCGGTCTTTAATTCATCATCGAGAGTTCTCCAAACTTCCTGCATTTCCTTTCCAGCAACATCTTTATTATAATTTGTTCCTGGTGGATGATCGATAGTATGATTATAATCACGAATTACTGGACGACCATTAACAAAACAGATAGAAGAAAGAACCAGATCCCAACCCCAACCCATCTTGTTATTCGAAAAATCTACATTCCGATTAGTCATTTCCTGAATGATTTCCTTACGAATAAACCATACAGTTTCATCGGTGCAAGCAACCATTTTTATATTTTCGTGATCTGCTTGAATTGAATCAATATCTGTATTTTCAGAAGAATACCAACTATAATCTACATTAGGAGCATAAATTCCAGCATCGTAATAATCAAAATATGTCCTTGCATCTTCTACAAGTTTTTCCCAATTATCATAAGTGACATCACCTTGAACGTGCATCAAGATATCACCATCAAATAATTCAAGTGCTTTTCTGAATTGATCACTGAAATAGGCATCATCACCAAGATCAATCCAACCATCTCTAGTATTATTATCATCACTATTGATTACAGTCACTTTATCAAAGATCTTAGAAAGAGAATCTTCGATTGCACAAGTCTTATCAAATTGCTTATTCCAGTTAAAAATAAAAGGTTGAATGTTCATGTAATTTAATTTAATTAAAGATTTCAGTTGATCAATTTCTTCTTTGTGTTTTGAATATGGTCTAGGGCAATGTGCATCAATATAAGATATGTCTCTCATTGTCCAATAAACTCTATCGAGTCTATTTTTTGCCATTCCGTATTCCCATTCTCTATTATACTTTACTTTATCAAAAGAACAATTATCAATTCTTTCAGTAATGTATAATTCATCAGTATTCCATCCTAATCCCAAAGAATTAAGACGCAAAACAAACTCTTCCCAAGTCTCATTTTCATTTTCTAATGCAATAGAAGAAAGAACTTTCCCATATGCAGAAAGATAGCACATTGGATATCTCTTACCTTCGTGTGCATCAGAAGAATATATTACAATCTGGTTATCAGACTTTGGAAGTTTTGACCAATAATAATTTTGATCAAATGGAAGCATATCAATATCTGTAGTCAGAACTACTCTATCTGGAAATAATTTTGCTGCATACAGTCTGACAATTTGAGATTGTAAAGAAGATTCCACTCCAGGAATAAGTGGGAACTGATCCGTTCCTATCTGTGCGTAAAATGGTTCAAATCCCAAAGTTTCCCACATTTCGGAAACTAAGGGAGAAAACTCTGAGTAATCTGGATTACTGTCGCTGGAAAATATTGCTATTGGTTTTTGCATTTTAATTCGTGGATACGATATATGGAATTTGCGTCTCCTTTGTTTAGGATTCTGTAATGATAATAAGACATATCCAAATCATCAGATATATCTCCTGGATCTAGATCAATTCGTTTTGCTGAAGGATCAATTTGCACTCCCAAAACTTGGGTTACAAATTTACCTATCATTACATCATCACACCAACCTGGCATTCCATAATTATACAATAACTCTTTGTTTTTAACAATTTCTGTTACTAAGTCCTTTGAAAGAAAATATCCGCTACCAGAAGCGAAATCAATTCCATTCAATTCTCCTTGACATCCACAATAAAATTTCTCTAAAGGTTTATCTTCTACAAATTCACTTAGGAGATTCAGATCAAAATATCCTGTGGAATTGCATCTAAAAATATAATCAAAATCAGATTCCAAAAATGTTTCATAGGCAGAAAGAGTTTTATAAGGGCAAATATCTAGAGACTCTCTTCTATTAACATAAAAAGAATCATTTTCATCCCAAAAAATACTTTTTCCCCCACCATACATAAAAATTGTTTTAATATTATCTGGAGATCTAATAGCCCAAGTTTCTTTAGCAGCAGTATCTATAGGACCATAATGACCTTCTTTACAGGCAAGAACTAAATTTAAAATTCTTTTCATCTTGATAAAAACCTCTTTCTCATATACTCTAAATTGTCTGTTTGTATATCATTCCATTTCATTAATGCATCGCCATCAATACTATCGGAAATATTAATACCTTCACACTTACAAATATATCCAATTACTCTTTCAGAAAATTGCCCATGATTAAATGTTTCTGCTTTTACGTTTTCTAATACTTTTTTATTATCTAAAAGTTTTACAAAATCATTTGAATATATTCCCATTGTTCCAAATATTCCAGAAAAATCATTAGAAAAATATCCATTAATATCATTGGTATAATCAATTTTTTCAAAAATATCGTTCATCCATTGAATATATTCTCCTCTAATATTTGAATCTAAAGTATTCAAAGGAGAAGTAAAGTGCATGAAAACTTTAATTCTATCCAAAGAATCAATAAAATTTTGAATAGATTTTTTGAGTGATACTGAATCGTGCATTAAAACATAATACCCCTCATTAGGATATTTTCTATGTGCATGTTTTAATGCTCCAATTAATCTATATGGATTTGATACATCTAATATTTCTACGTTATTATATTCTTCTATATCTTTATAATAAGACTTATCTTCAGATCCAGAATCAACCAAAATAATTTTTTCTGTTGGATGAATTTCTGTTATAGATTTTATAGAGTCTAATATTGGAGAACGAGAATCGTATTTACAAGGAATTACAAACATAAAAAATTTAATGAATTAATTTTCATACCAAATAACATTCCAGTTATCTAGTTTTGGTTTTAACAACATATTTAGATATTGATTATTACAGTCTGGACCATCACACTTTCTATGCCATTCGGTCCTTGCATATGCATGAAGATTGACTTCAACATTCTTCATCAAATTCTTAGATTGTAAATGATAAACAAAAAGAGCAACAGAATTTTCAATCAAATGAACTTCTTTTGCATTTTCAATAACTTTAATTGTATCTACAAAATTTGAAGATAATCTATGCAAATTTACAATAGAGTTGATATTGATATATTTTTTGTTTATAAGGAATGAATCATAATCGCAAATAGCAGCATAATCGGATTCGAGTTTTAATGATTCAAACAAGTTATTTTCATCATCAACCAATCGTTCAAAATAAAAATTATCAGTTCTCATTGAACGAGGAAGTCCCATATGAACATAAAACTGGGATGCGTTGTCTGGTATTTCTTGTTCGCCAATATCTATATTAAGTGCTGTTCCTATCTTCCTAAGTTTATTAAAATAACTTCCATTATAATTTCCATCGTGATAATAAAGTTCTCCAACTCTAGTATCGATGATATCAAATGATTCTTTTGTTAAACATTTATCATAATACTCTATAAACCCGATGGGAATAACATTTTTATTATCGTGAAATAAAGATTGAATAAAAAATGGACAAAGATCGGTTACTACAAATACTCTCTTATATTTTTCTAAAAGAAACCTAATCATTCCATTATTAGAAATATAATCTCCAATAGCGTCATAACCAATAAAAAATATATCTTTCATACGTAAGAAGGATAATCAGTGCAAACTCCATAAGCCATATCAAAAAATGTAGTATCAGTCAATCCAATAATATCATTTTTATCAATTAAAGGTATAATTACATTTTGATCTATTTTCATTGAAATGTCATGCAACCAAATCTTTCCAGTTGAAGTATAAGTAAAAGGATCTCCTGTATGACAAAAAGAATGGTATGACCAACACTCTTTTGCTGCTTCAAGATTTTTACAGTGCAACCACAAATAGTTCCTACGCTTATCTAACCAATTATGATCAACTTTATATTGTGGTTCATCATGTCCCAACCACAACTCATCATCTATTGAACGGACATCAATTTCTACATGATATCCATTTCCAATAGCACAATCGATGTAACTTGGACGATTTTCTTTATCGGGAACTGGTCCCCGAATATTACCACGATGAGAAATAATTATCATAATTCTTCAATCCTCAATGCTTTATCTTCAATAAACAGATCATAAAAAGGTTTATCTGTTCTTAATTCATGATATTTTGCCCCCCATTCATTGAGTTGCTTTTCGGTTAATTCCCACCAATCAATTTGTTTCCTACTACCACGAGCAGTCCAATAAACAATGGTATGACCCTCATCATAAAGTTTATTAATTTTTTCTATATTTTCTACTATTGGTTTTGCTTTTGTGTAGTCGTGAGTTATTCCAAAATCAACAGAAGTTTCCCGATGACAAATGGTTTCATCAATATCAACATAAATGACTTTCATTGATACATATTTCTCCGATAATTTTCATTTGGGCAAGCGTCAACATCGGCAACTTCTTTTTTTGTTAAAAACTTAACTCCACCCAAAAGTTTTGCGCCAATAAAAATATCAGCAGATTTTTCACACATTAAAGTAGAAGCTGCACAATCTTTTTTAGATGCAGATGCTGTGATTATACCATGATTCTGTAACAGAATCAACTTAGGAAAATATCCTTCTGTATCTACGAATTTAGAGACGTGTTTTTCAACCAATCTCAAAATTGCTTCACCAGGAGGAGCATAAGGAACTACACAAGATTTAATTCCATTTCTAACAATTTGATCGGGGAACCAACGATTCTCTGCAAAGTCATAAAGAATGCTTGGTTCAGAGCAAAGAATTTTTGTAGTATGTGGTGGATGAGTATGTGCAATAAAATTAATATTTGGAAAGGTTTTCATAATCCAAGCGTGAAATGAAGTCTCAATACTTGGTTTTTTATGAAGTAATTCTATTTGGGCACCATTTGTATTACATAAAGTCAGGTCCTCATCTGATAAAGTATGGAGACTTGTTCCACTTGCTTTGATTAAAAATGAGTTTTCATCAACTCTTACAGAGACATTACCCTCACCACAGATAGTGTAATCACTTATTTCTCTTGCTAGTTCTAGTATTTCAGACATCTTTAATAAAAGTTTCTAGGGTATTTAGATTTACTTTCCAAGGAGAGTTTAGACCACCAGAGATAGAAAGAGCACTATCGCTCTCTACACTTTCTTCTACTTTTTCTACAAACTCAGTATCATTAAAATGATGAAGTTGAGTATGTGACATTGAATATTCGAATCGTGTATTAACATCAAAGAACAAAGGACTATTAATAGAAATCACTTTTGTTTCTGGTGGTGAGAAGATTACATTGCACATACCACCACCAATTGGTCCAGCAACATACTTAGCAGATTTAAATAGACCAATCTTTTCTTTCATTGTCATATTTTCACAAAACACTTCTTCATATCCATAAGACTTGAAAAGTTCTGCTACTTCGTCTTCATTTACACAACGACGACGTTCAGTATAATTGGTTCCGATATTATCAAAGTTATTGTGTAACCAGGTGCGACGAGAGACATAAATCTTCTCTGGACCCTGATATTCACCTTTAATGCGGTTAATTATGTCAAATACACCAGAATGTGGCGGAGTATTTGAAAGTCCATTATGAGTCAAGGAAGATCCTACTACAACAGTATTATAAAGAGTCTCTGGATTTAAGAATATAATATCCTTTTTGCAAATACCTAGAAGTTCTAAACATTCCCATACAAATGGATAAAGGTCATCTTTTCCTTCTGGAGGACTTACAAGAAGTTTTAGGTCTGGATGTATTTGCTTTTCATTAAAGTATGAATACAAATATGGCAACGTATCATATATGAAGTGATAATAATTTGCCATATTATACACAAAGTAAAATACGGGAATGGAACAGAAATTCTTAAATTGAAAAGGAAGTTCTACTTCATATTCCATTGCATCTTCATACACAGTCCCCCTACCCAAAGACATAAACATTTCTTTTGTAGGGAGAATCAATCTTTGCGTCTGGTGCGAATAGATTAATGGTTGAGGGTAATGTTTGGAAAGACCAATAAATTGGCAAGTAAAGAAATAAGCAACTTCTATGTCTCTACCATTTTCATCTTTTGGTGCAATTAATCTTGTTTTTCCAGAATTCCAATATTCAATTGGTAAAATAGTCTTGTTCATATGAATAGGGATGCCAATCAACTTTATTAAAAAATTTCTGCCAATATTCGTAAGTCTTTAAATCATTAGGTGTTCCCCAACAAATATATTCATCTACAGTAAAATTCTTTACTTTATATCCAATTTCAATAGCAGAATTAATAAGATTATCTACATAATATTCACCATTCGTTGTAATATTTTTAGAGTAAAGATGTTTTAATGGTTCAATAAATTTTTCTTTGTTTTTGAAAAACATTGTACCAACAATTGCATTTCCTTTTAATGGATCATCTCCATTAAATTCTTTGACATTTACTTTTGTAATATTATTATCATCATCAATATCTAACCAAGAATACATATTTGGATTATATTTACTGGCATAATTTTTGGTATAACTCCAAACTATAATATCATTAGATTCATCATTTACCAAATCAACAAATTCATATGGATCGTAAAATACACCATTATCGCAAGCGGAAATTAAAACTGATAGTTTAGGATCTACATTTTCTAAAATCTTTTCACAAGTGCAAGCTTGGCCTTGAAGTATTTCATCAATCCAGACTATTTCTCCATTTAAATCAATAAACTCTTGATGATCTTTTAAGCATCCGTATATAACTTTATCTGTTCTCGGCAGGCATTTTACTGCTTGATCTACCATTCTCTTTCCATTAATAGGAATAAATGGTTTTGGCAAATCATATCCTTCAGACTTAAATCTACTCCCAGCACCAGCCATAGGAAGTATGGTAACAGAATCAAGTAAAACAGCACTTGGTATTTGGAATAATGCTTTAATATTATATGAAGACCATTTTCTGTAGAAATCCAAATCTGAAGGAGTTCCCCATTGCAGCATATGAGGAACTTCAAAAACAAAAGATTTTAATCCATCTTTATTAAGTAAATTATAAATTAAACTCACATAATATTCACCGTTAATATTAACATCTTCATCAATTAATTGCTTAAAGTATTTTTTTACGTAGGATCCCTTTTTAAAGTAATACGTTCCCGTAGATGCAAATTCAGACATTTTATTGTCTGTGAATGGTTGCTTTTCCCTAATTTCTAATATTTTATTATTATCTTCTACCTTACAAAATGCATAATTATCGCTACCGAGCATATGGGGGTGGAATCCTGTGTAGCAAACTACTGCTCCATCACACTGAGTTTCATTTACAAAGTTCTCAAATTCATCATAATTCCAATACATTGAAAAATCGCAATAATTTATTATTACTTGCTCATCGTCTTCGATCATATCAAAAATGTTTGATACTGTATAGACTGGACCCAACTTGTGTGATGGTATGCTCAGGATAATTTTATTTTCAACTAGATCATTCAAAACTTCTTGAATATCTGTAGTTTTAGAATGAATATCATTTACTATAAAAATAAATTCAGAGTCTTTTGGAAACAGATCTACAATATGCTCTATTACAGTTTTCCCATCCACTTCAATTAAGTATTTGGGTTCAGTATATCCAGCAGCAGAAAATCTGCTGCTCATACCAGACATTGGAATTATAATTTTCATATATTCTTTAGTATTGAATTATATTTATTTTTTTAATTGGGAGTTGATCCAATTATACGTTTTTTCAATACCTTCTTCTAACGTCATGCTATAATCCCATCCCAGTTCTTTACGAATCAAATCATTGTTGGAGTTACGACCACGAACACCCAAAGGTCCATCGATATGGTTTGTTTGAATAGTTTTTCCAGCAACTTTCGCAGCAGTAGATACAAGTTGATTGATAGTTACCATTTCTTCCGAACCAATATTAACTGGTCCAATAAAGTTACTATCCATCATTCTACGAGTTGCTTCAATACATTCATCAATATAAAGGAATGAACGAGTTTGCTTACCATCTCCCCACACATCAATTACTCCTTCAATTCCTTCAATTTCTGCAACTTTACGACAAATTGCCGCTGGTGCTTTCTCTCTTCCACCTTCCCAGGTTCCTTCGGGACCGAAAATATTGTGGTAACGAGCAACCCTAACTGGAATACCATAATTGCGATGATAGGCAAAATACAGTCTCTCTGAAAAAAGTTTTTCCCATCCATATTCACTATCAGGATTTGCAGGATACGCAGACTCTTCACGACAATCAGGATTGTCAGGATCAAGTTGATTATGCTCAGGATACATGCAAGCAGAACCAGAATAGAATATCTTGGTTACATTCTTACCAAGAAAATCATTAAACTTTCTTACCGACTCAAGAACATTCAAATTAATCGAAACTGAGTTATGCATGATGTCTGCATCATTCTCACCAGTGAAAACAAAACCTGCTCCACCCATATCAGCGGCAAACTGATAAATCTCATCAAATGCTTGAAGATATCGTGAGGGAACAAAATTATAAAAGTTTCCTCTATCACCTTTGTATTGAATGACTCGTTCTACAAAGGTCACATCTCGCAGATCTCCAATAACAAATTCATTTGCTTCTGTATCAGAGTATTCTGGATATTTAAGATCTACGCCACGAACCCAATATCCCTCTTCTCGCAGTCTTTTTACCATGTGACTTCCAATGAAACCACCAGCACCCAGAACAAGTGCTTTCTTTACATATTGTCCCATAAACAACAAAAATCCTTTAGTATGTATTATACAAAAAAAGATGGGTTTATGCAACCCATCTTACGTTATTCAGGCTCGCCACCAATTCTTTGTCTGGAAATTGGAAACCAGGCGGGAGAGAGTCCCATCCGCACCACTTGCTTTTTTATGGAGAAAGCAAGAAACCAAATGAGGGTCAATTGACTCCACCACCTAATTTTACGAAACTAGGAAAAGTTGGGCTAATTTTGCTAATTCATTCACAGAGAAGAATACGCATAAAACTAAAACATCATAGAGTCTTAGTTTAATTGCAAATGGTATAGTTAAAGTGCCACCAATAAACTTTACCACTAACCCATATTTAAAGTCTCCCCACAACATGATTTGGTAACCAAGAATGAGAAGAACATTACCAATGTACCTTAAGACACTAGACTTTGACATAAAGGGGTTTGCTCCCGACCAGGGCAGAGTTTATAGTCTACTCCGAGACTATTTAATAATATAAAAAGTTTTACTTTATGCTACTTCAACTGATTCAAGATCAGCAAGAACATATTCCATGAGCATCTCATAATCATCAAGAGGATCACCAGAAAATACTACACCTTCGTTTTCGTAGAAGCGGCGAACCTTTTTATAAAGTTTCGGATTCTTTACATCAAGGTAGAAATCACCATTTGCTGCACCACGGAGGGTTTGAACGTCTTTCTTGAATTTTGTAGTAAGAGTCATTGTTTTTAATGTTGACCTTAGTATTATATTGGAATAAAAGATGATAGTCAAGTAGGACGCTTTAATAAGTGTCCATGCTCCTTGCGTGGATCGAACACGCCTCAGGCGAATTATGAGTTCGCTGCATTCACCAGATTGCTAAAGGAGCAATAGGGATACTGGGAGTTGAACCCAGACTAACCCGTTATAAGCAGGCCGCTCTAACCATTAAGCTATACCCCCGTGATCCAGGTTTAATTTAGCGAACCTGGAACGCTTTGTCAAGATGCTTCTTCGTGGTCTGTGTATATTCGTATCACATCTTCATCCACATTAGAATCGTTCAATATTTCTATTACTTCTTTATATGGAACCATAATTGCATTTCCGTGCTCGCTAGTTATAATTAATGACTCTCCGTTTTCTACTCTATTCATTAGATTATCAAAATTTGCTTGAAATTCTTCTACTGTAAATTTTTGGAGATCCGAAAGTTCTGAATTCATTTTCATAAAGTAAAGTTTTATGAGTCGGGGTGACAGGATTCGAACCTGCGACCTATTGCTCCCAAAGCAACCGCGCTACCAAGCTGCGCTACACCCCGTTACTTGTTTCTGTGTATGATCATAATACCAGCAAAGGGAACGATTGTCAAGCCACACCCACAAAGAAATAAGAAAAACTGATTTGCGGCAAGTGTCTCTACTAGATGAAACATTTTCGTTCCCCAGCCGATAAAAATATCATATCATTATGTATGATAGTTGTCAATACTAGTGTGCTGTCCCATTCCCGTGATAATCATCAGAATCATAATAACCTCCACGAGTCCCAAAATACAATGTCGTTAATACAAAAGGAATTGCAATAAACAAAAGTGCTTTACCTAACATGATGACCCCCAAACATATAACGCATACCATTTAGAACCTTGGACGCGAAAGCGCCAAGACTGCGTGAATTAAATCTTTCATAGAGCGCAGTGGTGATGACAGGAGCGGGAACCCCCAGATCCACAGCGGCAGTAACCGTCCAGCGACCCTCACCGCTGTCGGATACACCTCCAGAGAACTGTTTAAGGTCTGGATCGCGGCGTAACACATCAGCAGTAAGATCGAGTAACCAGCTACCAACAACGCTACCGCGACGCCATAACTCAGCCACCTCAGCAACGTCAATATCATAGCAGTAACTCTCTGGATCCGCCATAGGGGCAACCTCTGCGTCTCCTTCTTTAACATACTGGGCACCTGCATTAGCGTTCTTAATAATATTAAATCCTTCGGCATACGCTTGCATAATACCATACTCAATACCGTTATGCACCATCTTTACAAAGTGCCCTGCACCTGGACCACCACAGTGCAACCAACCATACTCAGCAGAAGTTACATCCGAGTCAAAGTCAGTTCTCGGGGCACTTGAGATGCCTGGGGCGAGTGAATTAAAAATCCTTGCACAAGTGGCGACCGCAGTATCTCCGCCGCCAACCATAAGACAGTATCCACGATCCAAACCATAAACACCGCCGCTAGTGCCACAATCAATATATTGGATACCCATCTTTGCAAGACGTTCTGCTCTCTTCCGACTGTCTTTAAAATTGCTATTGCCATGATCAATAATAATATCTCCTTCACTACAATATCGTAGTAACTCATTGATTGTCTCCTCTACTGTTTCTGCAGGAACAACCATTTGAAATATTCCTGGTTGATATTTTCCTTGTTTATTTTGTTTTACTACTTTAACAAGATTTTCAATATCAGTTGTAATTCCGTCCACATATCCCATTTCAAATGCTTCGTTTGCTTTTTCATAATTTCTACGATATCCCCAAACTTCAATTCCTGCCTTCATCATACGACGAGACATACCTTCACCCATTCGTCCCAATCCAATTAATCCTACTTTCATTTTTTACTCCTATTTTAATTTGAGTGGATAGTCCCACTTTGTAATAAGTTCTGTTTTAGTTAGTGGTCCCCAAACACCTTCATTATAAAGATATGGTAATGTCATAATGCGACAAGAATCTCCTGTGCATAAAAGATCATCAACGATTCTCCAAGACTCCAACACTTCATCCGCATGAACAAAGTGTGATTGATCTTCGTTGATTGCATCATAAAAGAGTTTCACATAACCATCAATTGCTTTTTCTACAGGATAATGATACTGAAGAATTGCGGGTTCTACCATATCATTTAGTCCAGGAGATTTAATGTCAATACGCATATCCAGATGTGGGTCTGGTTGGAGTCTCATTACGATTCGGTCATTGCACTCGTGACCATCAAAGAGTTGTTGTGGAGGTGCTTTAAATTTAATCACAACTTCAACACAACCAACTGGCATCTTTTTACCTGTCATAAAGTAGAAAGGAACACCCTTCCATCTCCAGTTATCTACATACAAATCACCCGCAACAAAAGTTGGAGTCTGTGAATCTGGATTTACTCCGTCTTCACCTTTGTACCCATCATATTGACCAAGAACTACATTATCACCCAACCTTGTTGCAGCAAGAACCTTAACCTTCTCTCTGCGAATTTCTTTAGCATCATTCCTACAAGGAGGTTCCATTGCAATCAATGCAAGCACCTGAAGCATATGATTCTGAAGCATATCTCTTACGGCACCAGCAGTATCATAATATTGGGCACGACCTTCACAACCGATTGTTTCAGTTGCAAAGATCTGAACTTCTTCTACGAAATTCCTGTTCCAAAGTGGCTCCAATAATATATTGCTAAAGCGGGTGGCAAGGATATTATTAACAGTATCTTTACCGAGATAATGGTCAATGCGATATACTTGTTTCTCGCGTAGATATCCAGCCACCACAGATTGTAGATAATTAGCAGATTGAAGATCGGTGCCAAAAGGTTTTTCAATAATGACTCTTGATTTTTCTGCGTCATCTAACTTACCTGCTTCTTTTAGGTTTGTAATAGCGTCAGCATATCTTTCTGGTGGAACAGAAAGAAAATAAGTTGTATCTTCAGATGAATCTAGTAACTTAAGAGATTCGGAATCACTCAAATCGCAAGGAACATATTCAAGTCTCTTAATAAACTCTTGAGAATAACTTCCCAATACTTCCACCCAACTCTCTTTAGAGTGATTGGTTCTGGAAGCACCAATAATCTTCAATCCCTTTGGTAAAAGATTTTTCTTATGAAGAGTATAAAGTGCTGGTATGAGTTTTCTGCGGCACAAGTCTCCCGTTGCACCAAAGATTACAATATTTTTCACTTTTTATTTACAGAATTCAACACTTCTTCCCAGTCTTTTTGGAAGAGTTCTAGACCTTTATCAGTCATAATGTTCTTATACATTCCCCAAAATAAAATTGGTGGAATAGTAACTACATCTGCACCATTAAGAGCAGATTGTTCTACCTGTCTTACATCACGAATAGATGCTGCTAGAATTTCTGTTCGAGAAAACGAATTATCAAATGCTTTACGAATATTTTTAATTAACTCAATCCCATCAATTGAATTATCCATCCAACGACCCACAAATGGTGAAACAAATGTTGCTCCTGCTTTGGATGCAAGTATTGCTTGAGCAACTGAAAATACCAAAGTTACGTTTGTCTTAATTCCTTGATTGGAAAGAAAGTTGCAAGCTTTAAGTCCTTCTACTGTACATGGGACTTTAATTGTGACTCCAGGTGCAATTGAGTAATATTTTTCCGCTTGCGAAAGCATTTCTTCAGAAGTATCTGCAACAACTTCTGCAGAAATACTTTGTAATCTTGGAAAACTTGTTACAATTTCGTGAATAACTTCTTGCAATTGTTTTCCGCTTTTGAGAATTAAAGTAGGATTTGTAGTAACCCCATCTAATAGTCCTGTTTCATATACAGGTTTAATTAAAGAAACATCAGCAGTATCTAAAAAAATCTTCATAAATTAACTCCTATTGTGGATATGCGTGATTTAATCCCCAAATCACAAAAATTCCAATGACTCCAAAAATAGTCATCGTTGTATATATGAGCTTAGTCATCTTCCTCATCCTCGTAAGTAGATGGTTCATCAAAAAGTTCTTCCATCTTTTGTTGAAGAATTCTTTCTTGCAATTGTTGTAAATCTTCTTCTGTAAATCTAATCACCAGTAAAGGATCTCCTGCCTTAACGTCGTTTAATTCTGGGTGTTTTACTTTTGGATTTTTTGAATACCCATGATGAGCATTCATGATCATCCATCCCTGCACAAACATTGATATAGAAATAACTAAAAGAACAAACCAAGGAACTAAAAAAATTAGTTCAGAGTGATTTTGAGCCATGGAAGTAATGGTGGAATAACACCTACCAGTCGGAGGAGTCCCTCAGCAAATAAAGCAAGAACCACCCAACCGATGCACATACTAATGATAGAAGCATTACGGTTGTGTCGTCGTATTGCAGCATCGATCATCTCCTGAACTTCAGAACGACTTACCAATTCATCTTGTGGTTCCATCACTTCTCATCTCCAAGAAACTTTGCAAGAGGATCTCTCTTGGTTTTAACAATTTCAACTGCTCTCTTATAGAACATATTGTCAGTATTACCAGAAGATTCAAAAGTTGCCTTGATCTTCACCCAGTTGTCATAGGTGTGCTGGTCCATAATAGTGACCCATATTACTACTATATAATAGTTTCGAATACTTCAAAGTCAATAATTTGTGTTCATTCTGTAACACTCATTAAGTAATTATTAAATTTGTAATATATCTTAAACGGAAAGAGTGGGATTCGAACCCACGGAAGCTTTCACTTCGGCAGTTTTCAAGACTGCTACCTTAAACCACTCGGTCACCTTTCCTTATGTGGAACTTATTTTGTTTAAGTTCTGTTTATTATATAAAAAATTAGAACCTTTGTCAAGTTTTAGCGAACTTCAAAATCTAATTTTTTAATTTTACGTTGGCGTCTTGCTTCTTGCCAAGCGATATCCTCATTCGTAAGAACACCTTTTTTTGATTTATTATTTAAAGAATTGAGCATAATAATTTTAGACAAATCAACAGCAGAGATTACTCCTCCGCGAATTGTTGTCATATTTGAACATCCACATGTTACAGTTTTTACTGGATGTCCCTCTATTTCTCTGTTGCAAACTTTACAACGAACATTTAAATTTTCCATTATCCCATAATGTTTTAGTTGTTTTATTTAGTCTCCATTTCCCCCATCTCCACCATCCCCACCAGCACTTGAAGAGGAACGTTTTGCCATTGCTCTACCAGCACCAACATTAGTAACTCTATTGTTATTATAAACTTTATGTGGTTTTGCCATTTTATAGGCAATTTGTTTGAATTGATTAAATGTTTTCATTGAAGATGTGATCTTAACTGCCAGATAAACTTACCGTGCGATTCCATCAAATCTTGAACCAAATTAGCAGTAGCATATGACTTCTGATCTTCTGCTTCATCAGAAATTTCCTTTAATAAATCACAAAACTTTTCATTATTTTCAAGAAGTTCTGAAAGCATATTATTTGCTGTAGTAGAACTTGATGCCTCTTTGATTTGCGTAACCTCAAGCATTCTCGAAAGAGAACTAAGAGGTTTTACATTTAAGTATCTCATGTGCTCTGAGAGACGATCAATCTCTTCAAACATTGTTTCATATTGACCACCAAAGAGTTGATGAAGTTGAGTAAAATCACTCCCTACAACATTCCAATGAAATGCCCAAGTTTTATGAAATAAAACAAAAAGCGATGACTGAGCATCACTTAAAAGTTTAAACAGATTTTCCATTATACTCTTTTTCAAGTATTTATGTAAGTGGGCAATATCGGATTCGAACCAATGACTTACTGCTTGTAAGGCAGCCACTCTACCGCTGAGTTAATCGCCCAAAAAAAAAAAAAATTAATTTATTAAAAATTGAGTAATGCAGAATCTTCCAAGTTTTTTATTTAAATCTTCATCATTCATAGTTATTTTATCTACTGAGTGAAGTATATTAGATGGAAATATTATGCACTTATTATTTTCAACTTCTATATCTATTTTACGACCTTTATGTATTAAAGACAAATTTCCACCATGAAACTTTTTTGGTGACTTAAAAAACCAAGTTAAACAAGTAGATATAGCATTGTCTTGATGTGGTTCATAGTAGTCTCCATTTTCATAATATGAAATTAAAGTAGTATCTCTTTCACATCTAAATGTGTTAAAAAACCAAGAATCTGAAGTTGGAAATATTTCATCATAGTAATCAAAAATTTTTCTATTTACAGAAAGAATATTAGATAATTTTCTTTCTGTGTAAGTAGAATCCAAAAATAAAGAATTATTTCTTTTTAATATTTTATCATCAGAATTTCTTGCAGGAGCAGATTCATTTAAATCTAAAAATTTGTGTGAGTAACACAGAAAATTCAATTCCTCCCAGATAAGATTTAATTCATAATCATCATATAAATTTTTTATTACTATAAAAGGAAAAGAATCGTTAAAATGTGCTATATCCATTATAAATTTTAATGTAGAAAGGTGATTAGTGCCAATCACCTACAGAAGACACTTTCTGCGATTTTCACCGTATTAGAGGACGGTGATAAGAGAAAACACCAAACCTTATTCTTCCTGTTTTCAGGAACGCACCAAATGGGTTGGGAGACTCTAGAGATTTTACCTCCGAAGTTTGTCCAGCATTTTCAATTTGAAAGAATCGGACATTTCCAATCCTTTCAACTCCACAACCTGGATTCGAACCAGGGACCAAGTGATTAACAGTCACCGACTCTACCGCTGAGCTATTGTGGAATAAGAACCCGAAGATTCAGAGCGGGGTATCGGAATCGAACCGACGACATCTAACTTGGAAGGATAGCGTTCTACCGCTGAACTAACCCCGCATATGAGACAATCATAAACTATTTTAGTTTGATTGTCAAGCGTTCCGAGAGGGACTTGAACCCCCGACCAACTGCTTAGAAGGCAGATGCTCTATCCAACTGAGCTATCGGAACATTGGACAATCATACTATATCTAGTCAGGATTGTCAAGCGGAGAGAAAGGGATTTGAACCCTTGGTGAGGTTACCCCCACACAGACTTTCCAGGTCTGCACCTTAAACCACTCGGTCATCTCTCCAGGTGGGCAGGGAGGGATTTGAACCCCCGTAGGCAGAGCCAGCGGATTTACAGTCCGCCTCCATTAACCACTCGGACACCTACCCATGATGGACACTGACCTGATGGTTACTCTTTCTGCGGAGGGAGGCGTCAGTTGTTTATATCCGAGCAAGCACCTTGCTGGAGTCCATATGATAATAATATCACTGTTTGGGGCAGTCGTCAACCCAGGGAGCACACAATCTCATTTCACCTCCAAGAACTGATTGGGCATAAGATCCATCTGGTGGTTTCTCTGAGTATCGTGGTGAAGGTATGCTAACCTTTCCATCGTCTCCTGTCAAGCGTTCATACTCTGCGATTGCTGCATCAACGTCTCTTGTAACTCTTCTTTCTACTTTGTTAGGATCTTGAATAAAAATCTCGTTAAGAATAGTTTGCGGGAAATATTTTCTTTGAACTTCATCCAATAAGTCCCATAATCCATTTTCTGATACTCCAGTGCATTGTGAGAGTGCTGCAATAAGAGTCGATAATACAATACTTAGTATTATAAGTTGTTTTTTATCTGGTTTCTTTTTACCAAATTGAAAATTAAAATGAGGCATAAGGGGAGGTCTGCAGCACTCCCCCATATTTATTCAGTTGTCAAACTTCTACCGTGATCAGTCGGTTAGCATATTCATGTGCATAAGATGTACGGGCACCATGAATGCCCCAACCAATCCAACTATACGCATAGTTCATGTAACGGTCGATAGACTTACCAGGAGTTTTCATTCGGTCTTCGATTCGTTTCCATTGAACTTCATTCGTAAGATAACGAAGTTGCGTTGGAAGTGTTGATGGAGAACCACCAAACTTCTTAGCGAAATCACCCAATCCATAATAACGATCGGCAGATGTCCATTGGATCAGACCATAACCACGTCCGCAGTTATGATAACTGGTCCTACTACCACCTTCACAAATATTAGGCACGAACATAGATTCCTGCTTAATATTGCCCAGGATAGTAGCAAGGGCGTTTCTGTCTTTAATTCCTTGCTCTTGGAAATAATCCACAGCAAGTTGTTCATATTCTGAACACCCTTTACAAATTAGCCTTTTCTCTTTTGTCTTTGGAATTGCAACCTCGCGGATTGCTGTCGTCTCTGGTTCAAACTCTTTAATAATAGAATAAGGTTTCTCTACTGGTGGAGGAGGACCTTGCAGTTTATAACTAGAGAATGGCAGTGTTGCCGTTGTGGTTGTAACCATCGCTACAAGAGGAACGGCTACAGTAAAGTAGTTAAGCATTAAAATTAATTGAACTCTACATCCGTATAGAAAGGGGGTACACCCTCTTTTCAAAGGGCACTTTCCACGGCTCTAAATGTCACTCAAGGACTAATAACGAAAAACCCACCATTTGGGTGGGTTCTAACATAATATGCTAATATTTAGAATTTGTCAATTGGTTGGATTACCGAACATCAATTTCTTGATCACCAAATCCCTCTTCTCTTTCAAGACAAAGATAATCCAATTCATTATCTCCCTCAGGAAGATTAATCCATTCGTCAAATTCTTCTGCAATTGCAACAGCATTCAATTGTTGTTCAATATTTCCAGTGTCCGCAAGATGATGAATTCTATCAATAGACCAATCTCGAATTTGAACTACGGGTTCAATCGTGGTTTCCATAATAATCTTTTCGGAAGTATCTGTTGAGAATGTTGCTATTGTAGAAGGCTGGTTCTCCGTTGTCAAGGGATTCGATGAGGACATTATGGGTGAAGAGTCGTCTGGTCTCCTCAAAATTTGTTTTGCCCTTTGTTTTATGTAATGATAAGATAGTTCGACTAAAATTTTGTCTACCAAATTTGATAATGTCTTCTTTAAGTTCTGGACAAGACCCATAATAGTTTTTCCAATCGGATTCGGATTTTACTTTTCGTTTTTTACCTTTTGGTGTTCTAAACGACCAAAGATACTTCCTACCAATATATTTTTTCCA